TAACCGGCGCACTCGAAGATTTCATCGGCGCCCTGAATACCGCTAAAGATCAGTTGGTGATACCGACAACCCAAGACCTTGACGGCGACGGCGTACCGCCGGATACGAGAACCCCACGTGGAGACACGTTGTCATCTCGATATTCGCGGACCATGACAGCGCACAATCAACTGGATTCGATGACTTCAGGCAAGCGTTTCATGACGTCCGGATGGCGAAACTTTAATCTGGGAAGCCCAAGTTCCGACCACGTAATGGGGCGCGCCTACGATCTAGTTGGCCAGAACCTTGGCGCATACAAGTCGATGGTTGATGCAACCGGCGGTTTCGCCGAATTCCATGGTGCTGCAGGCGGTCGACATCTTCATGTTGTTCCGAATGTTGATGCGGGTGGTGGCATGGGAGATTCATCTTCCGTTGCAGTCATGGGTGGCGGAATGGGCGGAGGCATAACCAACAACAACAGTTACACGATCAACGTCAACGGTGCTGACCAGTCCCCGCAGGAAATTGCTGAAGCAGTCATGCAGCGCATCAAAATGGACGAAGTTTCGATGAGGGAGCGTAGATAATGGCACCACCTCCAGCATGGCCAGATGGAAAATTCAATGTCAGCATGTTGAGCGGCCCTCGTATTGGAACGATTATCGATGGCGGTTCGTATGGTGCCATGCAGGCATCTGTAACCCTGAAGTACAAACGAATCGACAAAATGGGTTTGATTAAAACAGGAAATACCTCATTTCAGGTCGTTCCTGTTTATGTCCGTGGCTCGGCTCGATATGAAACCAAATATGAAAAAACTATCTACATTCCGGATGGCAGTTCCGGCAAATGCAAACTGTATGGTTCTGACGCCAAATATATTTATTGGCGAGGCAATTTTAATTTAGGCCCCTACGGAACCAACAGGCGAGATGAGTACAGAACCGCAAGCGGAGCAAAACTTTCTTCGACCGATAAATTGGCATGTTACAGAGATACGTCAGCATCGTATCTGTATAAAGTTATTCAGGCAGCAACTGTCACGTATAATTCGACGACGTACTACTACAAGGTGCGAGAAGGAAAGTTTGCAGCCCTGCAAACCTATGAAGTGAAGACGAGCGCTGCAGCCGGAGCATGGGTCGCACAAAATCGCAACGACAAACCTACGGTGGCATCAGGAAGTTCTACTGCTGTCTACACCGTGGCATTGGATCGCCTAGATCGGTTGTCTGCGAACCTCGGAAATTTGCGTACCGAGATGCAAGCAATCCTCAACCAAGATGCTGGTTATAGATCGGCTCGCGATCACGCGACGAGATTTGGGTCAGTCAACGTCAACCAAGACATCTCTGGAACTGTGGAAAAGGTGTTGTTGGCCCGAGGCTACAACGCTGCCGACATTGCGTGGTTTATTAATCCGACGAATACGCCATCAGGCTTCACGAGCGCCGTAACAGCCGGTGGAGGCACCGGTGGAACCAACGGAAGCAGGACAGGCGGTGTCCCCACGACAGGAAATGGAAATCCAACTGGTCAACGACCGACCCCAGATGTTGCGCCAACACCGGCAGTAACAAAGGTTGTGGTCCGTGCGCCGTATGGATATTCAACGCCACCCGATAAGGCTCCGGACACCCGTCCTCAAATTGTTCAGAATTACGTTGACTACATCAAGGATTCTTCGACCAAGTCTGGGTACAAGGAGCGTGCTGGGCAGGAGATTTTCCATTTTCCGTACGTTCCTAACAACGTGTCCTACAGCGGATTGGGGTCTGAGTGGACGAATATTGACCGTCAAGGAAACTATCCCCTCGTCGAGTGGGCCAAGTGGCAATTGATGCGTGTGGAGTTGGAATTCCTACTTGCTGAAGATCGTCTTGTTTCTGGTGGAACAAAAGTTCCTGATGGCATTTTTGTCAGTGTGCAAAACCGCCTAAATGTTTTGCGGCGAATGGCTCAAAGGCAAGCGCCAGTCAGCATTTTTAATCTCGACGATCTTTTCCGTGTTCAGGTTCGTCGCGCCGCCAAGACGGGAAAGCCGATGCAGTTCGTTATCGCTGATATGAGCGTTCAGTCAAGTCGCCGAGCCATGGATTCAATCGAAAAGGAAATAACGGCAGCCACCGTACGTTTGACTCTTCAAGAGATACCTATTGAAAATGTTACGGTTGTGAAGATGACACCGCCACAACTCACAGATCCCATTATCCCCCGGAAGGAAAATAGGGAAGAAGAAACACCCAGTGACCCACTTTGGTGGAGCGGGGTTCAGCAAAAGTTGTAAATAATGGCGACCGATCTTTCAACCACTATTGACCGCAGAAAATACATAGTTTTCGACGATCCAAGCCTTCTTGGAGCGGAAACCGATCTGACGGACAGCATCATTTCCGCCAAATACAGTTCAGGAATAGACCTCGCTACACAGTTGACGTTGGAAATCATCGACCCCGACTTCGAGTTTGCTAAGAATAATTACTTCGCGATAACTCGTGACGTTTATTTCCAAAGCAACGTTTTGCAGGAAATTGATGACTCGCTCAAAATGTCGTCTCAGATTGGACTGCAGAGTCTCAAGTATCAGCGATTAGAGGTTTCTGCCGTAACGTGCAAGCCGGGTCCGGGATCCTCTCCTGTATGGACAGTTGAGTGTAGAACCAAGGCAGTACAGCAAATGCGCCGCGACAGAAATCCCGGTGCAATCGAAGGACAGAGCCACAATTTTGTTATTTTTGCTGGTCAGGCATACAAAATCGGTGTAGTGGCGGAAGAAACTTCAAAATCCAAAAAGATCAACAAAGCATCTAACGACAGGCGATCAGACTCTTTGTGGGATGTAATAGTAAATCTTGCCGGCGAAGCAAAATTTGTTGCGTATGAAACGGACGGTATTCTCTTTTTCGCATCACAGAAATGGCTTTTAGGCCAGTGGGGGAACATTTACAGTACAAATGTTCCTAATGAATTAGTGCTGGCGTCTAGCGGCAAACTTCGCAATGGATACAATTTTGTTCCTGTTCGATATCCATCGGAGCCGACCGACGTTATTCAAGTTCACAACTTGCCACAGTGCCGACGTTCCGACAACAACCCCCTTGCTGTTGAGGGGACCATGACAGTCGACTACGTGGCGGGGAGTATTTTGCGACCGGGGATGACAATCATGCTTGTTGATTACCCAACATTCGAAGGAATGTACCTGATTAGTCAAGTTGATTACGATATTTTATCGGGCGGTCCGGCCACCATTACTTTCCGTTCACCGGAGAGGGAAGAAAAAGACATTCTGGATTACGAAATTGGGGAACGTTACGATTCCTTCTTCTGGGCTCGGTGGTTCTGATGGCTGGAGATTACACAACCCGATATGGGGGTGCTTCTGTTCCGGAGCCGGGTGGCAACCTGTACTACGGAACCATTGCGTCAATAAATAACAGCAAATTAAAAGTGAACGTGCCAATGCTCGGGTTTGTCAGCACCCCTTGCGACTACCTGAATGGGTATGGGAACGACCGCTACACGGTGGGGGAGCGAGTTGTTGTTGGCTTCCTAGAGGGAGGCAAGCAAAATCTGGTTGTATTCGGCAGGGTGAATCACAGGCACGTGGTTTTTCCGACTTATGCTCAATATTTGGCGGCGATTGCCCGCATTGAGACTCTCGAAAACACGGTGCTAAGTCTGCAGGCGCAGATCACTGCGCTGAACGGGGTCGTCGCAACGAAGGCCAACGCATCTCACAGCCACTAGCCACAGCAGCGTGTAAACTTGTAACTGTCGAGGAGGCGCAATGGACGCTATGGAATTTCCAGTCAAATTTACCAAGGCCGGAATTTCGCGTCTACCCGATGGCACTCCAGATTATTACCGCCAACTTTTGGCCCTCAGCGCCATTACGGAACCCCACTCGTTGCCGATTACTCCGGACTTCGGAATTTGGGATCCAACATTCAACACCGTCGAAAAAGGGCAGTTTGTTCTTCATGCCGCACGGTTTGTGCCGGAAGTAGAGATCGGACAAATTGACTCAACCATTGACGACTCCGGTCAGAATGTCGTCTCATTCTCGTTCACTATCAGGAGTTAATTCGCCATGCCTGCAGATTTTTCAGAATATGTCGACCTGATCCCATACGACCTATCGCCTACGGACGTATACCTCGGCGCTATCCAGTTGGGCAGAGTTGTTCTCCCCGAATTTGAGGTCCGTCAAGGTACCCCGGACGACGCAATGCTCCAAGCGTTCTCGTACATCACCGCGCTAAACGTGGGGGCAATCAACCGCCTTCCCCCTCGACTCATGGAGGGCATCGTGTCCCTCATGGGTGTCAGTCGCGATAGCGGCATCAGATCCACCGTTTCTGCGACCATTCATCTCAATGGCTACGAGCAATTCGTATTGCCGATTGGTTCGGTTTTTACTCATACTCGATCTACTTCAACAGGACCTGTGGTCACCCAATATGAAACAGTCGAAGCCATCGTGGTTGAAGAGTCTGAAGCCGAAGACGAGCAGGGAAACCCTAATCCACTCCCAACAGTCACGGTCCCAATGGCCGCGTCGTATGTTGGAGTTGTTCCCAGCGTCATCGTAGGGGACGTCTTGCAAAGTCAGACTGTCCTCGTAGATGTTGACAGGGTTCTGGCTGGTGCGGATTTTGTCAATGGGGCAAACCCCGAGGATGAAGAGTATTACTTGACGCGAGCGCGAACCTATTTGCAAAGTTTGTCCGCGAACACTGCGACCGCGCGTCAGATCGAAGCCTTCGTTCTCACAGGGTATAACTATGTGCGTAGATGTAAAGCGTATGACGTTACAGATCCTGACGCTTCCTTGTTTTTCAGCGCACCCGATAAGGCCGGATATACCACAATCTTTGTTTGGGGTTTGGAATCCGGATTGAGTGCGAATCGTCTCTACGAATTACTTGTTGCAATTTCGAACAAGTCGACTGCGGGTCTGAATTTTAGCGTTTTGAACTTCACGCCCATAAATGTTGGGGTTAATGTGTCAGCGGTTTACGATCCCGCTTACGCCGAGCAAGATGTCGTTGACTCCATCAAAGCGTCCTTGCACTCGTTCCTTTCGCCAAACGGCTTCACTAGCAAGTCCGAGCGAGTCAAGGTATCCGAACTTTCTGCGATCGTGTCTTCTACTCCCGGCGTCGAATACGTGGTCGACGTCACCATTAACGATGTTGACGCATTGGCATCTCAACCCAGTCCAATCATTTCTATAGACACAAACGGCGACATCGTATTTTTGCGAAAAGGTCTTCTTGCTGCCAGTAGTGAAAACGATTTCACGGTGTCACTAACATCTTCATGACATGACGGTATCAGACGCAAACCTTCTCAGCCCTAGCAATGCTCTTGAGGCTTTTAACAGATCAGACTTCAGCATTCGTCCGATCAGTTCTATTCAGCATTCATGGGTAGCAAACAACGCCACCATATCGGTGACCGACGAACGCGACTATAGGTACGTTCCTGACTACTTCAGTTTTTACATTTTGCCATCAAGCCAGTCGTCGGTGCTTCTCTACTTGCCAAGCATTCCTCTACCAACCGACCGTAAAGCAAATTTCATCGCGACGTTTCACGCTAGTATTTACTCTGAAACTGGCGTTAACGTTGCGGCGAGAATCGCACCTATCAACGCATCTTTGCCAGATGGTATTACCACAAACGTAAAACCAACAGAGTGGGAAACTACGCGAGCAAACGAGTTTGCCGTTCCATTAGACGCAGATTACACACACGCCAAAGCATATTTGCAATTTTCAGAACACGGCGGCTTGCCCATTTTGATGACCATGCCGGTGTTCATGAACGGAAATTACTTTCTTGACAATAACTTCGTGAACACGGCGCGACGATTTATGCCCACCTATTACTGGGATATCGACGCACAGCAAGAACCATTGAGTTACCCCATGTTCCGACTTTTCGACATCATGACTCACGATGCGAACGAAACGTCTTTTGGATACTCGCGGTTCTTTAGGTTTGAGAACACCGAACGGCTGGCTTCAGACCCAGATGATGAATTGACGCTCAGCACTCTGGTCGATCCAGCGGTCTTGGATGATGCCAACAGTCCTTGGTTGTCTCAGTTCACTGGAACAACTCTTCGATCAAACCTAGACGCTAACACCATCTCTTACGAAGTATTTCTCAAGACGACGACGTCTACGGACGCTGTTGCCGATCCGGTTTCCGCCGGCGAAATATGGGCCGTTTTTGATGGACCATCTAGGCATCAACTGTATGTAGAAGAGACGCCGAGCACCAACCAACTGTTCCATGACGTAATGGATTTGATCCTCGATGAGAATGTGGTTCATTCTGGCGCTGGGTATACGTCCAACCACTTGGAGCCAACTCCACGTTTCGGTTTTTGGCTAAACCCATTGTTAGTGCCAACGTCATTTGCAAGTCGTGTTAAAAAACCAGTGAATTTCACGTTCGTTGATCCAGTTACCAAACGTAAGTCCTCAATTTATGGCGTTATCTACATTCAACCGCCAGACCTTTTTTTCCCTGAAATTTACGTATCGTCGGGGCACGTTATTTTGCCGCCAGAAATGTCGTTTAGTAATGCTGATGACGGACGCAGACTCCTTGGCTATGCGGCTGCAGCCGCACCTGCACTGAATAAGTCTTACGCTGACATTGTCACTTTCTCGCGTTACGACAGTGGCTTCAACAACGTGCGAGATGGCTCAATTTTCAACTCTTACATTTTTGACACGAAAAGCACTGATCCCGTCCCTCCCGCAGATGTTGACGCATATGGTCGCACCTTTGCTTTCGGTTTCAACAGTGCTCAAAATCAATCTGGGCAGGAATACGGTGCTCTCGCAATTTACGAGGTAGGCGAAGACGGCCTCAATTCAAACACAGCAGTGTTCGACCACTCATCCGACGGGAATACCAATCCCGGCGCTTCTCATGGGCGCGTGAGGGTCTCATACGATGGAACACACGTAGCGTCAATGAGAATCGCCTCGAACGATATGGCGCGTGTTTACGCAAAAAATCTTTCGACCGGCGTGTGGTCCATGCTCGGGGATGCCATTGAAACGGATGTCGCCGATATCGCGTTGTCGTCTGATGGTCAAAAGTTACTGGTTATCAGTACGACAGGTTTAATTAGTCTTTTCGAATACGACATAACTGATGGTTGGGTAGTTAATCGTCCAACTATTCAACTTGACTGGACTTACTCGGCAAATGCTGGACAGAAAATGCGCTGCGATATGAACGCTAATGGTTCATTTATTGCCGTGTCCAACCCCCAAGCCACATACAGCAATTTTGATGATAACGGCGACCCGTATGATTTCACCGACAGCGGCAAGTTAACAACCTATAAGTGGACTGGGTCCGAATGGCGTGAAATCGTAGTTCAGCACGGCGTAGCGGACAACCTAAAGACAGGCACATGCATCAAAATCGATTCTTTCGGTCGAACACTGACGTTTTCGGACGAAGAGGTGCATGTTGATCATTCGCCAGCAACTGGAAACGTCCATGTTTATGATTTGTCGGAAGATTTCTCGATTCCGGGCACTGCAGACACTTACTGGGATTATAGGGCGACCATAGCGGCGTATGAAGATATCCACGGCGGAGTGCAAGTAAACACTACGGATTTCGGTTTTGTTTTTGATGCCAGCGACGATGCTCGTGGTCTTTACATCTACGGACGTGCTGATTTCGGCGCCGGTGAGACGCATTTTGCTCGCAACTTTGCTTGGGATTACGAAACTCAAACCTACATTCCGTGCGAGGCGACCAATGATTATACTACGCTAGTCGATGCGGGTGGGTCTTTCTCTTCTATCCGTCAAGTTGGTATTTCTAAAGCGGCATCTTTCTATAGCAATAAAGAACTCTTTACGAGTGCTCTGCAACTCAATGAGATGACCGTAGGTCCTGAACTTGTAGTTAACGATGGTGCTAAATCCCTGTTCGTTGTTTTTCGGGATGCATCATCAGATCCCGGTTCTTCATCGAGCCAAAATGCTGCTTTTGAAGCAGCACTCGACGCTCTAACCGATGGTGGCCGGCTTGTTATTGGGAACGCAAACAATGGTTACGGTCATGTCGTCACATATGACGGTTCGTATCAATTTGAACAACATAGAGTGATCGAGCATTCGGCAAACCAGACAGTTTGGGGTTACCGCATCTTCTACAAAGATCGAGCAACGCTTCTCTTTGGAGATACATCTCCGTATCCAGAAGCAGACCAGTATTGCCAAACGTCTCCGACTTACGGTGGTGATGTTGGAATATTTGTCGCACCACAGTCCGCCACTACGCTCACCCCGGTCTTTTCTACCGATGAAGAGAAAGCCGATTTCAAGGCGTGGCAGTTCACGAACGGCTTCTACGGATTCAAGGCTGGTTCCCGTGAATCCATGATCGAAGCATCGAAACAGGTTTTGTCTGGCGGAAAGACGGTTGCCGTTTCCCCCAACTACAACTTGTTCATGAACCGAATCCATATCCGTACGTTGACGTCAGAGACGCCGAATGTCAATTCCTTGACTACGGAGTCCGCCGATGTTCTCGCTGCCGTTCAGCCAACCCGACCGGCTGGATATTTTTTCACCCACGAAACAGTTGATAAACTGTTCTTTACACTCAACAACATTGGCATTGGTCGACTCAACATTTCGGTGTTGGGAACCTAAGGAGTTCAAATCATGTCCGGAGCAGGGTATTACGAGTTTCAAGCAGAGGCCATCCTCACTGCGACTCAGGTCAATGGTTACCTGATGGATCAATCTGTCATGTTCGCCCAGAATGTTGGGTCTCTTGAGACTCAGTTGGGTGCCAACAGGTCGACCGGGATGATGTCGTTTTTCCTTGAGGACAGTCTCGGCAATGACTTGAAGCGCCCCCATTTTTATGACGGCTTGACTTGGCAGAGACTCGCCACCAAAACCGAAGTTGATGCTCAGGAGAACCGCTCCGGTCAGGTCCTCCTCTACATGGAAGTCATCAACTAGCACCCTGTTTGGTATAATTGAGATGTCCCACTACATCTCTTTGGAGGGAAAATGGACATCAAATTCATCAAGGATGCTGCCGAGCGTGCTGCCAAAACTTTTGTTCAGGCTTACCTCGGCGTTTGGATGGCTACCGGTGCCGATTTCGACGGCCTGATTGCCAGCGACAACCTGAAGACCGGCATTGTTGCCGTTGCTTTGTCAATTGCGATGAGCATGGGCTTGAAGAAAGTTGGCCCAAACAAGGATTCCGCGTCCGTCGTCTAATCCCCGGATTGCCCCAAAAAAAGGGGCATTTTGATCTACAATACATAGTAGGTCTAAGGAGGTGAGGCGCTCATGATCGCAGGGAATTACAACATCGTTTGCGAACAGGGCGCTACCTTTATTCGGGTTATTCATTTGAAGCAGCCGGATCCCGCAGATCCGACGGGAACTACCTATGTTCCTTACGATTTGGAGAACCATACGGCGCGCATGCAGGTGCGACGCACGTATGAATCGTCAACGTTTCAGGTTGAATTGACTACCGAAAACGGTGGGATCAGCATAGAGCCCGGCGGAGAAAAGGGAATTATCCATTTATTGATGGACGATGACACGACCGCCGGACTGGCCTCGGACGGGGTCTACGACCTTGAAATAATCTCTCCGGACGGTTCCGTTAATCGCGTCATTCAGGGGACATTCAAGTTGAATCTTGAGGTCACTAGATGAGCAACGCCGTACCGAATCAGGTTTACGTTTATCAAGATTCCCCAAATCAGGTAACCGTCGAGGAAGACGCCCCCACAATTATCGAGGTCCGCCTGACTGGCGCTGCGGGCGTAAACACTCGGCGCCACGTCCACAATCAGGCAAGCCCTCAGACCACATGGACCGTTGTCCACACATTGGGCGGAAAACCGTCCGTAATGGTTGTCGATACTGCAGATACCGTGGTCGTTGGTGATGTAACATATGTAAGTAACACGGAATTAAGGATCGACTTTACGGCTCCTTTTGCCGGGTACGCATATCTCACGTAACAGGGGTCTCAGATGGCGCAAAAATTTGTAACAAATCTTGATCTCAACCAGAACCAGTTGCTGAATGGTCGGTTTGAGAGCCTTGCTGCCGACCCCACTACAAACAACTTTGAGGGTCGACTGATCTACAACAGTACCGAAAAGGTACTCAAAGTCTATGACGGCACCGGCTGGCGTAAAGCACTCCACGCACTCTCGTCTCTGACGACTGCTCTTACCATTACGGAATCCAATGGTTCAGTCACCTTCTCGATCGCTGACTCAGTCCCCTCTGGCGCATCCGGACTGCTGAATGGCACCGATAAGCAGGCCCTTGATAACAAGACCTCACAAAACACTGGCTCGACAATTGCCCTGCGCGATGCTGGTGGACGACTTCAGGTTTCCGCTCCGGTCAACGATCTTGACGCAGCGAACAAGGCCTACGTTGATGCGGCTCGTACCGGTCTGGACGTAAAAGCCTCTGTTCGTGCAGCGACCACTGAGGCCCTCAGCATCACGACCGACCTTGAGGCCGGAGACACTGTAGATGGTGTCACTCTGGTCGCCGGGGATCGCGTCCTCGTCAAGGATCAGGCCAACGGTGCAGAAAACGGCATTTACGTTGTTCAAGCATCTGGCGCCGCAGTTCGCGCAACTGACGCAGACAGCGCCGATGAGGTCACTCCCGGAATGTTTACCTTCGTTGAAGAAGGTGCAATCAACGCTGACGCCGGCTGGGTGCTAACCAACAACGGCTCAATCACCCTCAACACAACCAGCCTCGAATTTGCGCTCTTCTCGGTGGCTGGAACGATTCTTGCTGGCGATGGCCTATCGAAGACGGGCGATGTTCTCGATGTAAATGTTGCCAGCGATGGCGGCATCGAAATTGCGTCAGACAACCTTAAGATCAAGATTGACAGCAATTTTGACGGCTTGACAACCACCGTCGATGGTCTTGCTCTTGACTCAAACATCGCTGGAACTGGCATCACCTTCACCGACGGCGTTCTTTCGACCGACACCATCGACCTGACAAGCGCATCAGGAAACGGTGTTAGTGGTCTACTCCCGATTGCCAACGGTGGCACCAATGCCAGCACCGAGGCCGACGCTCGCGACAATCTTGCCGCAACATCGGCAACTGGCCTCACCACAAGCACCCCGACTTTGGCGCGCGTCTCGGCGCAGACTGTTGGCAATGCGACGGACACCACTTTCTCGATCGTTCACAACTTCGGAACTCGCGACGTCACCGTTCAGGTGTACGACAGCAACACCTACGACACCGTGATTACCGATGTTGTCCGTACGAACGCCAACCAAGTTGACGTTTCCTTCTCAGTTGCGCCTGTTTCTGGTGCGTACCGGGTGGTCGTCAGCGGCTAAAACCTTGCCTTGAGGGGCATCTACAACGAAACAGTTGAGGCTGATTCACCATGACACGATTTGTAGGCACGCCCGTAAGGGGCGTCGAATTCGCCAATGCGGGAGACGAAGCAATCTCCGCGCGTGTCAGCGGTGATTCAAATGCTCGGCTGAGGATTGATGCAGGCGGACGGCTCACTTGGGGTGATGGTTCGGGTGCTGGTGATGTAAACCTTTATAGGTCGGATGCCACCACACTCAAAACTGATGACACCCTGTATGCATCAAACGGTGTAATTACTTTAACTACTAGCGGGCCGCCAACCACCAGTCTCCCGGATGGCGCTATGGCCATCGATGTCGACGAGGACCGCCTGTACCTTCGCAGCCAAGGCGCTTGGGTCAAGGCTGGTAGCGCAAGTGTCGAACTTTCAACCTCTGCGCCGACCAACAATGTCGCCGACGGTGACATGTGGTTCGACACCGACGACGGAATTCTGTACGTCCGCACCGGAAATCAGTGGGTAAGCGCGACTGGCGCCATCGATCTGAACTCACTATCTGACGTTGATGCATCAAGCCCAACCGACGGACAGGTTCTCCAGTACAACTCTTCAACCGCCCAGTGGGAGGCAAGCACCTTTTTCGCGTTACCTGCTGGTGGTTTAACCGGACAGGTGCTAACGAAGAATGACGCTACAGACTACAATTATTCATGGCAAGATGTGATTTCGGCTGATGGTGGCTCACCAACCACTTGGCTCCGGGCTCATGTATCTATTGACGCAGGTGGAGTGTAAATGAGCGCAAATGTCGTAATCCAGTTCCGGAGAGGCACGGCTGCTTCTTGGACCTCAGCCAACCCCACCCTTGCCAACGGTGAAGTAGGTTACGAGTCCGATACGGCCAAGATGAAAGTTGGCGATGGCTCGACCGCTTGGACAAGCCTCGGCTATCTGAACACTCTCAACGCTGGTGTATTAAATGACATTAGTGATGTCACGATCACCGCTGCTGCAGATGGCGACTTCCTCCGCTGGAACGGATCCGCGTGGATTAACGATGCCGTCAATCTCGGCACAGACTCGGTAGGCGACTACGTTGAGAGCCTCACCGCTGGAACTGGCATCACTCTTGCCAACAACTCTGGTGAAGGCGCTACGCCAACGATCGCAATTGGCCAGTCCGTTGGAACCACGGATGACGTAATCTTCAATACGGTCACTGCCGACGTGACCGGCGACTTGACCGGAAATGTCACCGGCGACGTGACCGGCAACGTGACCGGTGATCTGACCGGAAACGCGGATACGGCCACAGCGCTTGAAACGGCCCGCACAATCCAGATTTCTGGAGATGTTGCTGGGTCAGCCGCTTTTGACGGAACCGGTGACATCAACATCTCGGCGACGATCCAAGCCGACAGTGTCGCCCTCGGCACCGACACGACGGGAGATTACACAGAGGGCGTCACGGGCGGAACCGGCGTTACCGTCACTGGCGGAACGGGCGAGGGAAATACCCCCACGATTGCTATCGGTCAGTCTGTTGGAACAACGGACAACGTCACCTTCAATAGTGTTGAGACCTCTGGAGATGTCACCGTTGGCGGGGACCTGACCGTCAACGGCACCACAACAACCCTTAACACCGCCAATCTTTACGTTGAAGACAACATCATCAACCTCAATTCTGGTGTTACTGGCGCTCCTTCGTTGAATGCGGGGATCGAAGTAACCCGTGGAACGTCAAACAATGTGTCGGTCCGCTGGGACGAGTCTCAGGATGTTTGGGAGTTCACGAACGACGGAACTACCTACTATCCACTGCCCACCGAGTTCAACGACATTTCGAACGTTACGGTTGGGTCGCCCAGCAATGGCGACATTATTTCGTACAACTCTTCCACTGGAAACTGGGAGCAGTTCACTGTCGACAGGTCGCTCAATGGCACTACCGATGTAACCATCACTTCAGCAACAGATGGCGACTTCCTGCGTTACAACGGAACCAACTGGGTCAACGATCCGATCAACCTTGGGACAGACACCGTTGGCGATTACGTTCAGAATTTGACTGCGGGTACTGGTGTAACCCTTTCAAACAACTCGGGTGAAGGTTCGTCTCCTACCGTTGCGATCGGTCAGGCGGTCGAAACGACCAGCGACGTAATCTTCAACACCGTTACAGCAGACCTTACTGGTGATGTTACAGGCAATGTCACGGGCAATGTGACTGGCAATGTCACTGGTGATGTAACTGGCAATGTGACTGGCAATGTCACTGGTGATGTCACTGGTGATGTCACTGGTAATGCGGATACGGCGACCGCACTTGAAACTGCTCGGACAATCTCTCTTAGCGGGGACGTTGCTGGCTCTGTTTCCTTTGATGGTACTGGTGACGTTGATATTGCAGCGACAATTCAGCCGAACAGTGTTGCTCTGGGAACTGACACGACTGGCGATTACGTTCAAAACCTTGTTGCTGGTAATGGAGTTACTATTACCAACAACTCTGGTGAGGGCGCAACCCCGACCATCACTCTCGACTCGACCGCTAACGCGACCTTCGAAGACCTGACCGTCAACGGTCTACTTGATGCCTCACATATCCATGGCCAGTTGGCTGGTCCTGTCTATTTGCAC